GGGCCACGCGAACAGATGACGTGGTACTTGCCAAGGTTCAGATCGATGCCGTCCAGCTCCATGATCGCCGGCGCGTCGTCCTTGCCGAGGATCATGATCTGCTTGCGGGCCGAGTAGTAATGCGGGATCGCTGAAACCAGCTCGTTGCCCATCGACTCGATGGTCGAGTTCAGGTTGTCGAGATAAACGTAGGTCCCGGTGTCCACCTGAGCGTCGCGCGCCTGGATAGCGATGCCGCTGGTCTCATTCGAGCGCTTGCCGATGGCAGCGTCTTGAATGCCGGTGGTGTCCTTGATGCCGGTGAGCGCCAAGGCTGCGAGTTCAGACGGGCCTGAGTTCGCAGACGGGCCGCTGCGCTCTTGCGGTGCGCCCAAGCCCGGAATGTGATTGTAGGGCAGATACGGGACGGGCTGCTTTTGCGAGAGCACCCACACGTCTTCGTGGCCGTCGATCTGCTCGTCCGCCACCATGATCGGCGCCTTGGGCGCTTGGCTGACAAGCTCCAACATGGCCGAGCGTGCATAGTTGTAGGAGCGAACATCATCCTTGGCGTGGCGGACAATGCCGTGCTCAATGGTCTGGTCGCCAACGTCGATCTCTTCACCAACGCAGGTGAAGATCGGGATGCGCTGGCCCTTCCACTCGATGGGGCCGGCAAGCTGCTTGTCGCCGCCCCAGAGATACATGCAGACGGTGCGCTTGTAGGCGGTGCGCGACTGCACAACGTCAAAGCCCTGCTGGGCCATGACCTCAAGGAAGTGTTCGGCCTCAACGCCGTCGATCGTGTTGCCGCCAACGTCGCCGTCGATCTCAACCTCTTGGTTGGTCGGCTGCACCATCTGGACGCCCATATAGGTCGGGCGGGTGTGGGCTACGCGATAGCGCTGATAGGGCTCTTTCTTGACGAGCCATTCTTCGCAGACCGTGACGCGGTTGCCGTCGCCGGTGCGCCACCCATCAAGCTTGCGCTGGATGGCCTGAGCCTTAGCCCAAGCGGCCTCCCCTGCTTGCGGGTAGGCTTCGTCAAAGGCCTTTTTATCGACTTCGGAGGTGACGTAGCACCAGTTGGCGTCGCCCTTGTCGTCTTGCTGGGCGCTCGGGTCCCACTTGACCGAATAGACGTTGCGGATGGCGCGGATGCGCAGCTCAACGTCAAAGCTCTCATCGTCCGCATAGACCGGGACGATACGCATGTGGCCTTTGCCGACAGAGGCGGCCATCTTGCCGACGCGGGCGTAAACGCGCGGGGCTTGGCTCAGTCGCTCAATCGAGCGGATCAGGCCCTCGAATATCTCCGCGGCCTCAGCGGTCGCGTCGCTGTCGCCGGGCTTGCAAGTGATGCCGGGCTTGTTGCGCCGGATTTCCCCAGTGATCTGGGCCAGCAGCGGCGGGAGAATGTTGCCCGTGTAGATCGGGCGCCCGGCCAAGTCGCGCTCACGCAGCGCGCGCTCATCCCATTGGTTGCGCCCGCCCACAACGAAGAGGCCATCTTCATGCATGGCCTCTTCGTTGGAGCGGTCATGCTCTTGGGCGATCTTGAGGCGTTCACGGGCAACAGTGAGACGAGCGCTCTCATCGGCCTCAGCCGCGCGCTTTGCGTCTTCAGTGCCCGAATTGGGAATAGGCCCCATGCATGGGGCAATGCGTGTTTAGTTGGAACGGGGCTTGCGGGTGTTACGCTGCTGAGGCTTCGCGCACTCTCGCCACCCAGCCCCAGCCCACATCGATCATCCGCCAGACAATCTCGCAGGCTTCAGGATCGTAGCCATCGGCGCGGATGGCCCTGTGCATCTCTTGAAGCGCTCGCTCCTTCTCCTCGGGCTTTACGTTCCCCGTGAAAACAGAAGCCTTGGGCTCTGCGCTCCAGGCTATGCGGCAAGTCTCAGGGGGATTCCAGCGCTCTATGAGGATGGGCTTGGGGGCGCGTCTCATGATTACGTTCCCCAGAATGAGCCGCTTGCGGGCGGGCCTGCAGCCTTCTTCTTCTTCGGCGGGCCGCGCGTAGCCGCAACGATTGAGAGCAGCGCCACCGCATCCACTTGGTCGTCATGGGTTGAGGCTGGGAAGCGCGAAAGCTCCGCGATTAGCTCGTCAGCCCAATAGGCGTCCGGTGAGATGCAGAGCTTGCCGCTGGCGATGCGGGCTTGCAGCGTGCGGGCTCGCGTCGGCTTGTCGTGGATCACCGGGTACTGGACGCGGGAGACGTAGGCCTTCGGCTCCTGGGCGAACTTGGAGTCGATCTGAGGGCTGACGGCCTTGATGATGACGCCGTTCTCCTCGCCCCATTCGAGCGGGAGCCAAGAGCGGACCATGTTCTTCATCTGCTCGACCCAGACGTCAGTCGTGGTCTGCTTGCGCCATAGGTCAAGGATGTGGAGATTGTCGTCAGCGTCGAGCCCGCCAACCACATGCACAGTGTAATCGCCTGAGCCGTCCTTGGTGGCGTAGTCACTGGCGGCATAGACGCGAACCTCCGCGGTCGGCGGGGCCTTCGTCCGCTGGATTTTCCCCACGTCCAAGAACAAGCCTTCATCCGGCACGGGGTTCTGCTGAAACATGGACGCCCAGCTCCGCTTGTCGCCGGCGGCGACATAGGCCGCTTTCTTTTCGCGCAAGCGCTGCGCGTAGCCATACTCCCCTTCCCACAGAAACTCGCCAGGCGCACGGCCAAGAGGATCGTCTTGGCCTGCTTCAGCCGGGAGCGAGAGAACGTGCGTCGCGATGCCGTCGTCACGGGCAAGCAAGCGCCCGCCCAGATCATCTTCGTGCCAGCGAGTTTGTATGATTAGCTCAAGCGCGCCGGGGATCAGGCGGTTTGAGAAGTCATCCTCGTACCAGTTCCAAGTGGTGTTGCGGGCGCGCTCGCTGTCGGCTTGCTCGCGAGACGCCACGGGATCGTCAATGAGCCCCAGCCCCGCACGGAAGCCCGCGATGCCGGTCCCGACGCCTGCGGCAAGGTATTCTTTGCCGGTGTTGGTTTCCCATCGGCCTGCCGCCGTGCTGTCAGCAGAGAGACCAAAACCCAGTTCGTGGGCGTGCTCCTCTACTGTGTTGCGCACCTTGCGGGCAAAGCGCTCAGCCAGCGTGACCGTGTGAGAAGCCGCCAGCACATGGCCTGAGTTGCCCTGCGCCAGATACCACGGCGGGAAAAGGATCGAGGCATAGGTCGATTTGGCCGAGCCCGGCGGCATAAACACGAACAGCCGCCGGAACTCGCCGCGCGCTAAGCGCTCAAGCCGATCGATCAGGATCGCGTGGTGCGGCGCAGGCTCATAGCCACACGCTCTAGCCCATTCAGTGAGGCTTGCCCTGATCGCTCTCCGGCGCAGCAATTCCCTCGCTGCTGTCGGCGGACTCAACGCCGCTGAGGTAGGCGAGAAGCTCGTCATCGGTCATCTGCTTAATGTGGCGCACGGTCTGAGAGACGTGCTGGGTGGGCTTGCCGTAGCCCCGGTCGAGGATGTGGGCCGCTGCTGCAACGCGAGCCGCCCAAGGCGCATCTTCGGCCTCGCAGGCGTTGAGCAGCGTGTTGAAGGCCTTGAGCGTGTTCTCTCTGGCGAGGTCGCGAATCTCTCGGATCACCGCCGGACGGCCGCCAGGATTGCCCGATTGGCCGGGCTTCCACTGCGTCGCCTCGCGACCTGATTGAGACTTGCTCTCAGGTTTGGCTTCGGCCTCTGTTTTCTTGGTGCGCCTAGCCATTGTCGGGCTCGTTAACAATAAAGATCGGTGTGAACTGGAAGTCTTGGTCTTGGCCAATCGGGATCTGGAGGAGCGTATTGCCTGACTGCCATTGTTTCAGGAGTTCGGCTGCAAGATCGGCATGAATGGTCGGCGCGAGCATGGCAACAGGTGCGAAGGCAAAGCCGCTGGCGTCTGGCTCTTGGTTGAGCATGCGGGCCTTGTCGTTGGCGGTGTGATACGGGAGTTGGCCTGAGATGCTTTCCCCGGTGTTCGTGTCGATCACCTCGTAGCGTTCTTCAAAGCCGTCCTTGCCTGAGTATCTTGCGATGTAGCGTTTCATGCTGCGTGCACCAGTGCGAGGGTTGGTTGCTTGGGGCGCTTTGGCTCTGTGCGGGTTTCGCCAGAGAGGAGCGCTTCGAGAATGTCCTTGCCCTTGTCCAAGGTGTAGAGGCCTTCTCCCCCGTGGGTGGAGATGGTGATCTTCTTGGAGAGGCCAGCTTTCTTGAGGGCTGCGCGGATGTTGGACATATGGCGTTGAAGGCAGGCGATCTGGTCAACGTGGGCGGAGCCGCGGAGCACCAGGTGCTTCAGGATCGCGGTCTGCTTGACGGTGAAGCCGTTGGCCCGGAGCGATGGCTGCTTGCCTTGGTGGAGCAGCCGGTAAAGCTCATCGAAGCCTGAGACGATCTCGTAGCCTTCGCCTATCAGGGTCTCGATCTTGACCGATGGGGCGAGAGTCTTCAGCGCCTTGCAGAGTGCGGACTTGTGGCGGTGAAGATCGTTCATGTCGGCGTAGCGGACAATGCCGCAGGCAGCGAAGCGACGGACCAGCTCAGTCAGCGTATCAGTCAGGCCGGGGATCTTGGTGGTGGCGTCGCCTCTAGCGCCTCTGGCCCAAGCGGCATTGCGGACCAGAGCGGCGTTGACGGCCTCTAGCCGGTTTATGGTCTCTAGGGCTTCAAGCAGATCGCGCGGCTTTGCGCCGGAGAGCATGGCTTCATTGCGGGCTGCTGCGTATGTCTCTGTGGTGAGGCTCAAACTGCGATGCCCCGTTGCTTGTGTCGCATGGCCTCGCTGCGGCCGATGCCGATGAGCACATCTAAGCGGGCGACAAGCTCATGCACTTGGTTGACCAGATCGGAGATGCGCTCGTCATGCTTGGCGCGGCTGTCGTCTAAGACATCAAGGCGCTGGAAGACGCTTCTGAACTTCTCTTCGATGGATGCCTTCAAGGCTGAAAACGAAACCTCGCCGCCTATCTGCTGGTCTCCGCGCTTATCCCACCGCGCTAAAAAGTACCCAAGGACGAGGAGCAGCAGCGGGTTTGATAAGAACTCTTCCATCGTGTGCGCGCTTGCCCGTCTGGTCTTTGGGTAGCTTGCACAAACGCCATAGGTGGCGGAACGGGTCTTACAGCTTGATGATTGGATCACGCCACTACGGAACGGGCGAAGCCACTAACACAAACTTTACGCGCTGCGCTTGCCTGTGGCCGCTCCCCAAATCTCTTCCTTAAACATGGCCCGCTCTAGCCTTCGATGTAGCGCGCGCGCTTTGCTGGCGGCAATTCCAACAGCAGGCGAATGGCAAGTGCAGCAGGACCGCTTGGGCCTTCTGCGGCGTAGGTTTGCGCTGTGCGCGGGCTAACGCCCAAAACGGGAGCAGCCCCGACCTGACTAAGGCCAAGGGCTGCTAAGGCTGCGCGGTATTCTTCAGCGGTCATTTTCAGCGACCGCATTGACCGCATCACACGCCGCGCTGGTTACGTCATTACCATCTTGGTCAAGCACTCGGCGAAGATTGCCCGTATGCGCGGCCTGATACGATTTGCCAGCGGCTTTAAGCGAGCGATGTCTTGAGACTTCAGAGAAGTCTTTTTGCTCGACGTTGGCGTAAACGGTGTAGGTGCTCATTTGGTTTTGTTCCCGCCGCCCCGTGGATCATTCCCCGTTGGCGACACCCTCTATATACGCAGAAGCTGCGTAGGGGTCAAGCCCTCTTTTGCGCTCCCCAAACCTCTTCATGAGCAAGGGGGATGTCTTGGTCTCCGACGTGTCTCCAGCCTACTGTTTTCTTGCAGAAGGTGCAGGACATCACGGTTTCGCTCTGCGCTCGCTTGGCGTCCTTGAGCGTGGCGTTGATGGCAACGCGGATACGCTCTATGGGGCACTCAGCGCGGGGGCAGATCATGGGCTTTTGACTCGGCTATTAGATGCCGAAGCGCGGCAATGCGCGACGGGAGACCGTGCTTGCGCATGATCTTCGCCAACTCTTTGGCGTCATCAGGCTCAAGCCAAAGCGCCACCCGTTTCCGGGTGGCGTCCTGTTTCTTGTTGGCTCTGCGCTGGGATTCGCTGGTCATGCTGCCACCATCTCGCAAGAAAACCCGCGTCCGTGGTTCTTGCCGCCGCAAGAGCACTCACACTTCATAACGCGGCCAGTTGCGTTGATGCAGCGCGCGTCGCACTCGTGACGCGAGGGGCGGGCCTTCATCTCAATCTTGCGGGTGGCGGCAACACGAGCGCCCTCTGGCGTCAGGCCAGAGAAGTGATGCGCCGCCGTTGAAACGTGACCGTCGTGCCAGACATTCGTCAGCTCGCTGGTCGTGCCGTTGATGTCTGCGAAATACTTGAACGTCGCCATGTTTGCCTCCTGATGCAGCGGATATAGGATATCCTATACTCGCTGTCAAGCGGCTCACCCCCCTATCCCCTTCATCAAGACCTTCAACTGCGCTGCGTAGAGACGAGCGCGGACTTGGTTTGTGGCTTCGTTGGTTTCGTTGAAGTCGGCTTGTGTTGCTGCCGGGACGGACAACGCCGTCATGGTCAGCCGCGAGGCTTTGTCTTCGCCATCAGCGATAAGCTGCCCTAGCCGGTCAGCAAACTCATCTATCGGCACTGTGATGTGCTCTGGAGGTTCGCGATTTGGGCGGGGGAGAGAATGGAGTTCGCCGGTCATGCTGCCCCCTTCAGCGCTAGCGAAAATTCCCACCGGATTTTTTCCGCCGCGTCGGGAGCGGCCCCGTTGAGATTGGACCGATAGTCCCTTCGCGTGCCAACGCGCGGCTTTGAGCGGTCGCGAGCCCGCGCTTTAGAAACGGCGCCTTGCGTCCAATTAGATGCTTTGTAAATCGTGCCTGTATGAACGGCGGAGTCTTGGTATGAAATCAGCCGCTCGATCTCGGGATGGTGCAATTTAAAATATCGGCTCATTCGCCCCAGCATGAACGAGCATGTATTTCGCGGTGCGTCTGGAGCCGCTGCTAGTCTGCGTAGTTCCAGCCATGTCTGCGGCAATCCACGCGCGCTTGGATTGTTCCACAACGCGACTGCATACGTGCGCCCCTCAAACGAGGCAGAGAATGCAAACATCCACGGCCCGCTCTGGGTTTTTGGAAGCCTTGAATGCCACGCTTCGACCAGTCCGACTGCGTGGTCCTTGTAGCACACTTTCACCGTTAATTCTCTTGCCCTGTCCACGATCCGACTTGCTGGGAAGTCCAGCAGCGGAAACTCATACCGAAGGGGGGAGTCACGTTCGCTCATGCTGCGTCCGCAAGTCTGAGAGGCTGATACGAAAACGCCGCGCAGTGCTCGCAATAGACGCCATGCGTCGCGGGCTTGCCGCAAACCAAGCCTTGGCTCCCGCTCTCTTCCCCGATGAACATGGCGCAGTGCTTGAAGTCCACATGCTTTGACCAGGGCATGTTCCAGTCGCCGCGCGCTGGGCCCTCTGAGCGCTTCCAAGCGATCGGCGCTCTTGGCTGCGAGAATGGCTTAGGCGGCTTCGCTTCGCGCGCGATCTTCGGCGGGCGCTCGCGGCGGTTCGACAACGCTGAGGCTTGCCGCTCGCGATTGCCCCGAAGGTGCGACGGCGCTTCAAAGCCAAGCCGATCGCATTTCGAGATCACGGAGTTACGGGAGAACCTACGGCCCGTAAGCGCGGTCAGATGGCGAGCGATCTCGCTGCAAGCCAGCCCTTCAACAAGCCGCAACCGGCGCAAGAGTTGAACGCATTCCTCTGTCCAGGGGCTCTTCGTGATTTTCATTTCAAAGCTCCTGCTCGCTGGTCATTGACGAGCCTTCTTCTTCTTCGTCGTCGCCAAACCATTCTTGATGGCTTGGGCTCCAAATCAGCCAACAGATCGCCAACGCGGCCCATGCCGCCATGCAAAGGCCGAGAGCAACTTGGATGCTCGCGTAGTCGTGCGCGCCAATCGCTTGGAGTTCTGCGGCGACCCCGAAAAGGTAAAAAGCGCAGAGCGTCGCTAACGGAAGTGAGATCGCCATTACGGCGCGGCGCCACATCACGGTTTCAAGCTCCAAACATGCCGGGGAGATTTAGCGTGATACTTGAGCGGCATGGTCTCTCGAACGACTAGGCCATCTGCTTCGAGCCGATTGAGATCAGCGTTCAACGTGCTGAGGTTGATGTTGGTCTTGCGGCCAAGCTCTCTGAGAGAAACATACGGGCCATAAACCTCGATCGCATTCACGATCAGCCACGCCCGGGCAGAGCGCTCCCGGGATGACTTGGCGTTGTGCGCCTCGTTGGAGCAGCGCGCGATCGGGTCAGCGATGAAGCTCATGGCACATCCCCTTCCGCGATGTTGGAGAGAAGCGGGCCAATCATGCCGCGATAGGCGTCCGTGTTCTTGCGCTTCACATAGGCGAACACGTTGCTCTGGAAGATGCCGTCAACGGCTTCGGCCACCTTGGCGGCACAGGCCTTCGGGTCGCGGCTGATCTGCGAGCCTGAGAAGCGGATGATGTTGAAGCCCTGCTCCGAGACGACCTCGATGGTGCGCTCGTTGTCGTTGGCCTTCTGCTCGACGCTCGAATGATACTCGTGACCGTCGCACTCGATGCCGAGCCTGATTTCCCACGGCTCTTGCAGCGGCGTCACGATGTAGGCGAAGTCAAGTTTGCGATCACCGACGCGATACTGGGCATAGAGCCGCGCTTCGCGCTCACGATCGCCCGGGCCTTCGTACCGCGGAGACAGGCACTGCGGCCAAATGAACATGAGCGGCGCCAGCAACAGGCGCTCTATGGGGCTCTGGCAGTTTGCAGCCAGGTCCGCATAGGTGTTCTCAGCCCAGAAGGCGACCGTCTGCTGGTGCTCTTCTATGCCCTCGCGCAAGAGCGATGAAATGCGCGCCTCAATCGTCACGGCGATTCTCCGGTGGTTTTGCGTAGCGTTTTGGTTGGGTGCGCTCTTCCCAGTGCTCGGCTGAGGAGTAGCGGCCGGTGTTGGAGTCGAACGATGCGTAAGCGTCGCCGGGCTTGCCCATGATGCGGTGGTTCTTTTTCTTCCAAGCCCGGATCAGGACGCGCGTGGACTTTGGATCAGGCATCCAGTTTCCGCTGTCATCATCAAGGATGAGCGGCGGCGCGCGGTGGACCGTGACGCCAAGATCAACGCCGTTGAACCAGTGCGCCGAGCCGCTGATCTCGTAGCCTTCCGGCATGGCGTAAGAGCCATCTTCCATCCGGCGCTGCTTGCTGGGGTGCGCGACAATCGCAACGTGGACATCGAACGTGCGCGCGAACGACTTGGCGCGGCGGATGCTGCGCTGGATGTAGGTCGTCTCTGGCTCGGCATTGGTGCGGGCGTGCTCGATCTGAGACCACGGGTCCAAGATCACGATGCGGCATCCGTCCCGAACAACGGCCGTGCGCGCGCCCTCGAAGAACCAGTCAAGGTCAGCATCGAAGAACTCTTCATTGCCCGGGCCGACATAGCCGTCCGAGACGATGAAGGTGATGCGCTCTTGCACCCACTGGCGGGCCATCTCGCGCTCTTGATCGGTGGCGTCGCTTGCCGGCTTGCCTAGATGAAAGCCGGTGCAATCCTCCAAGTACTCGCGCTGAGGCGAGGCCTCGAATGTGCCGTGAGCGATGCGCGTCCCGTCGCGGTCGGAGATTGACCACACGATCGCGTTCAGCAGCGATGACTTGCCGTGCCCGGGGATGCCCGTCCAAACCGAGAGATGCCCCGGGCAAATCGGCAAGAGATCATCGATCGGCTTGTGGATGTGCGAGCGCCAGGTTTCGAGCGGCGGCAATGGCGGCAGATCGAAAAGCTTATGGACGCCGGCGACGCGCACCCACTTTGCGCCATCAATGCACGCGCGCACGCCTTCGGCGCCGTGCTTCAGCAGGACATCGTTCAGATCCTTGCACCCGGGCGGATAGCTGACGAACTGGCAGCGCGCCGGCCCTAGCAGGCTCGTTAGGTCCGTGAGCGTCGCCGCCCCTACCCCGTCGCCATCGGTAGCGATGATGACGTGCTTGATCTTATCCAGCCCGGGTTGCGCCGCGGCGATGCAGGCGTACTTGCCTGACGTGCGCGCCTCCGCTTGCGCTTGCGCGTTGCCGCCGCCCGGGATCGAGAGAGTGCGCCAGTAGCCAGCTTGGATCGCGGCGATCGCGTCGAACTCGCCTTCGGTGATGATGAGCGGTTGATCGGCCAAGCCTTCATCAACGATGCAGTCGTGACGCCAGAAGACTTGTTCGCCGCCTTTGTCTTGGCGGAAGTCCTTGGCATCGATTGCGCGGAACTTGCGGTTTACCCGGGCGCCGGCGCGCTCATAGGGGATCGCTAGCCACTCACGACCACCGCGATCTGGGCCGCTTGTTAGCCCCAGACGTTCGCACAGTTCCGTGTCCAAGCCACGGGCTTCTAGGAACGCTCGCGCGGTAGCGCTGAGGCCGCTTGGCGGTGTCGCCGCCTTCAGGGTCGCGTTCATCAGCGCGATCCTTCCAGCCGCAGTTGTGGCAAAGGAAAATCGAAACCCCAGGATCGATCCAGCCCGACGAAGATTGCGCCGGTCCAGTCGTCACGCTGAGGCAGTGATCGGTTTTCTTCTTGCGAAGATGGCTGCAGCGCGGACAGGTCTGTTTCCAGCTCTTGCCCGGGCCGCGCGGCTTGATGCCGAAGTCGGAGAGTTTGCTCATCGCGCATCAGCCTACGCCCACCATCGGCGCGATGCCGTTGGCGCCGTATGGGCCGTTGCGGCGCGGTCGCGAGTCCCAAGATGCGGTCGGTGACGGCGTTGTGGGCGCCGGCAATCCAGCCAAGCGGCGGTCGCGGATTTTGACCGCGTGCTCTTCGAGCAGCGTCCATGTGCCGAAGCGCTGGCCGCGCCGACGGAACGAAGCCGCTAACCTGTCTGTGGCGAACTCGATGTCCTCCCAGGTGCAACCGCCGCGCAAGAGCCGTGTCAGCTCTGCGCCGCTGTGAACGTCGCCGTGGGTCGGGTTGCAGCCGTCGCCAGCTCGGGCGATCAGCGCATCGATCATCGCCTTCGATACGATCAGATCAGATCTAGGTATTGTAGTATTAGAAGGTTGTGTTTGCGCGCGCGCGCCCGTGCTTACATCCCCGCGAGGCGGGTTATCCACAGACTGACCCGTATCATTTGGCGCAGTCGGATCACCAGCGATACGGGTGGTCGGATCATTGGTGATACGGGTTATTTGGGTCGTATCATTAATGATACGGGTAGTCGTATCACCAGTGTTACTAGTCGCATCAGTGATACGGGTCGCGGCGTCCGCTTCGAGCACGCGCACGGCGTCCATGATACGGGTCGAGATACGGAGCTTGCTCGGCTTTCCCTTGACGGTTTCCCGCTCAACAATGCCCAGCTTGACCAGAGCGTCGATCGCCCGGGCGACAGTCACGACGGTCTTGTTGACCTTCGCGGCCATGTCGGCGCGCTTTGAGTAGCCCTTCAAGATGAGCCCGAGCACGCGGAACTGAGTGCTGGTGATACGGGTGTCGTCAGCGAAGTGGAGGAGAACGGCGCAGCTCATGAGCGCGCCCCGATTTCACATTGCATCCCCCCACCGTGCTCCCCTGTTTGGAACGCGGCTTGGGCTTGTGATTGGAGTTGAGACATTTCCTCAGCATGGGACGCGGGGTCGCTGAGGCGGGGTTGCACAGATCGACTGTAATTAGCGGTGGCGTCGGGCTTGACCGCTATCTTGTGCGTCGCCGCGTCGGGGTGTATATAGGTTGTGCTTCGCACGGTTCTTCCTCGTGTGTTGATCGCGCTGGGCGGCGCGAAAAATTGGTCTCTGCAAGGGATCGGAAAATCGGAGCGCGTCAGCCTTGTCCGCTGGCGCGCTCCTTTCGTTTACGCGGCCGCCTCCTGAGCGCTTGCGAGCGCAGCATCTTCAATCATCGCTTCGATGTGCCGGCGCGCGAGGGCGCGATCACCAGCGCCAATAGCGAGGATCGCCATGCGTTGATGCTTGTCGGTGAAGCCTTCGGCGGCGCGGTGAAGCGAAGCGACCAGAGGCTCTGTCTTGCAGAACGAGAGCGCATTGTCGGACGTGTCAGCGCGATCGACGTACCAGAGCGCCTTGCGCAGATCCTCGATGGTCGAGCCCTTGAGGCCAGCACGAAAGATGTACTTGATCGCGTTGCCTTCACAAAAGGGCAACTGCTCAACAAGCTCGATGCACTCGAAGCCGTCCGCGCGCTGATAGTGCTTGGGATGATTTACGGGATCGCTCATGCGTGAGCATCCTCTGAGCGCTGACGGCGTTTGCGCGGGGCTGAGACGTGAGCACGCATCGCGGCCTTGGCTTCCTCGCGCGTGTAGCAAAGGCGAGCCTGTAGCTGCGCCAGCGCTGCGTTGAGGATGTTGGCCGCTCTCTCGTGAACGCCAGTGTCCTCAAAGAGAACGCTGATCTTGTCGCGGTCTTGTTCTGGGGTCATTTCAAAGCCTCTCGATTAAGGCGTAATGCTTTCGCCATTTTCTCTCAGAAAGATGGCGGCCGTTTTCGTCTGTGGTGACGTAAAGAAGCTCGTTGAGGATGAGAGCTTTCGCTTCGTCCTTTGCGCGTTGCTTAGCTTCGCGCTGCACGTCGTAGAGCGTGACGTGACCGGGGATTTCCCCGAAGTTTGGGAAGTCCGTCATGCGGCCCTCGCGCGAGGGGTATGGTGTTGGCCTTTGAGCGAAATGCCCAAGCGCTTTGTGTGCCTGCACACGCAAGGGCGAGAGACATTGTTATCGTAAGCCACCTCTTTCAGGGTAAGCCCGCGCTTGGCTGCGTCAGCGAGAACAACAGGCCAGTCCGCAATCGCGCGCCGTGTTGTCCCTTTCGGAAGATCGATGCGATAGAAGCTGCACCACTTGGAGACAGTCGGCGCTGAAACGCCCTGCTCTCTTGCGACTTGAGCGCGGTGAATCCCGCGAGCCTTCGCATCGCGCATGATGGGGAGCCAATCGCGTGTTGGAGTGAGAGGCATCAACGCGCCCCCCGGAAAGGAGCAACATCCTTTGATGTCGATTGCGCCGGCGGCTCTTTGTATCCGCCTTGCGCGCGCAAGAAGGTCACTTGCTCGCGCTCGATGTCGCGTTGACCGCGGTAGCCCCAAGCCAAGCCAGTCGCGCCAGCAGCGACGGCCAGAAAAACCAAATGCCAAATGTCCATTCGCCCCTAGCTCCTGTTGTCGGAGATTCCACCAGACCGCGCCGCTATGCTTTCGTCGCGGAGGCGACCTCGCGTGTCGGCATCAGTGCGATCGACGCGTACTCTTCGGGTGTGAGCGTGGCGGCGAAGGCTTCGGTCTCCGCGAGCACTCGCTGATAGAACTCGATCTTGTTGCGGAGCGCGGTCATGCCGCCGTCGAGACCCCATGACTCGATGAAGTACGTATCGCTCACGGTTTGCGCGGCGCGCGCGATGAGAGGATTTTCTGGCTGCTCGCTATTCAAGGCCATTGCTTTTCTCCGTTTTGTGATCGGTGGTTTCGCCAAACGCTGGCGCCAGCGCCCCATCTTGCGATCGGCGTTGCTCTGCATGACGTGACGATGCGCTTTGCTCACGCGCCCTCCTCCACGCTTTTCCGAAGCCCTTCGCGGTGATGAACACCGTCTCGTTTTTGATTGTCGCGAGCCCAGCGCGGCGAAGCTCAACGCACTGCTTGCGGAACGCGTCGCGGTGAATGGTGTCTGGCGTGATGCGATGGCCCGTCATGCGAGAGGCACGCAGGATCGAAAGCACGTTGGATTCGGTGATGCCGGGAGCCATCACTACGCTCCCCCTTGACGAGAAAAATTGGACACGCTTGGATTGGTCCCTGATGGGAACAACGGAGGCTTGGAATGTCGATCGCGGCTTTGAATGCGCGCCTTGATGGCTCGGCTGCGCTGTTCAGCGAGCTTGTTCATCTGGACTGGGATGGCCCCTGCATACTCATGAAGGGCCGTAGCGGCGAATACATCGCCAACGGTCACATGACGCCCGCGTTCGCGCTCGATCTCTACACCCGGCTTGGCGTGCTGTTGGCGCGGCCAAGCGCCGAAGTGCATTTGCTCCAAGAAGGCAAGCCGATCACGGCTGGCACCCTGCCCCGCCCCGCTAAGAGCAAGAGCAAGAGCAAGAGCAAGAGCAAGAGCAAGAGCAAGAGCAAGAGCTGAGGCAGTCATGCCACCGGCTCCTCAGCCCTTACGAAAGGGCGCTTGGGGGCCTTCTTGCCAGCCTCCGGCTTTTTCTTCCGCGCCGCGTCTGGATTTGCCGCGAGCCAATCCATGCGTGCTTTGTTAAGATCGGACGGCGTAACGACCCCTTTGGTCGCCGCCTCGATCGCCGCCGCGGTCTCCGGGGAAAATCCCCGCTCTCCCTTGGCGACCTTGTAAAGCCACTTCGGGTCCAGATCGGCCTCGCGCGCTACGTCCGCGACGGTCAGGCCAAAAGACTCACAGTATTTGAGAAGGGAGAGACTCATGGTAAGGCAGTGTGCATTATGCCCACCCCTCCGGTCAAGCCCCACGCCGGCCCTGTCGCCTCCTCTGCCAACGACAGCCATGCGGGAGGTTGGCACAATGGGCTATGCCCAATAGAACCCGCTGGTATCTTGAAGAGTGGCGACGCCACCGCGAACTCTCGCAAGAGGCGCTTGCCGATCGCGTCAATGACATCACCGAATCATGGGGCGACGCCGCTATGAAGCTGTCCAAGTCCGACGTGTCGAAGCTGGAACGGGGCAAAAGGCGCTATAACAGCGACCAATTGCGAGCCTTTGCCATCGCGCTGAACTGCGACGAGGCCGATCTTGTGGCCTACACCCCGGAGCAAGCCGACGAGATCAAGCGCATTGTGGGCAAGATCGTAAAGCGCGGACGCGCCACGGATTTACGCCTTCTTAGAGCGATGGCGACCGATGAAGAGGATAACGGCGACGTTGCCTGATTCACCAACATCCTAACAACAGGTTACTAACCGGAACAAAATAAGTGGGCGCTGTGCCCACTTTTTTATTGACGGCATGGTTGGCGTATTGCACACTCGCTTCATCAACAGATGGAGCCGCCCACTCCCATGCAAAACGAAAACGCCCCCGAAATCGCCACCCGCTTTGAGCGCGTTACCTGCTCGCGCTGCGGCGGCTCAGGCTCTTACTCGTACTGCCAGCGCTACGGCAGCACCTGCTTCAAGTGCGCTGGCAAAAAGGAAGTTCTGACCAAGCGCGGCGCTGCTGCCGCCCTCTACATGAACAACCTGCTTTCGCGCCCCTACGCTGAGGCCAAGGTTGGCGACACCATCCGCTGTTCCGGCGTGACCGTTGGCGGCGGCGTCTATTCCTACTGGGGCAAGATCGTTGAGATTGAGCGCGGCATCCAGCGCGGCGCGTCATCCGATCCAGTCACTGGCGAGATGATCCCCTACGAGCATGAGACGGTTACGTTCGTGACCGAGAGCAAGCGCTTCGGTCGCTCCGCCTACACCATGTTCGCCTCAAGCCTCGACCAGACCGTTCGCTTCGCGGCGAGCGCCGAGGAGAAGCAGGCCGCGCTCGCTGCCGCCCTCGCCTATCAGGCGACGCTCACCAAAACCGGCACGCCGCGCAAGCGCGCGCTCGCCTTCGCGGAGGCCGCATAATGACCGACACCAACGTCATCCCCCTACGCCCCCGCGCTGACGCGCCGGTTCAGCCGATCGTCCACTCTCTCCCGCCGCTTCGGGATGCCGTCTTTATGGCTGGCATGGACGCGGCTGCAGACGATGACCGGCGGCGAGTGAACTTCGAACGGATTGCGCGCGATGTTCGCGCCGCCAAGGCCTCAGCCGATGAAGTCGTCCAGCTCTCCGACATTCTGGACAAGGTAGCCCAACGGGCGCGCGAGCTTGCGCGCTTGTCTGGCCGCTCTGCGCTCCAGATCGTTGCCCAAGACGCTGAGAGCCTTTCTGAGCGTCTTGTTCATATCGCTGCTGATCTGCCGGAGGGCGCGTGATGTCCCGTGAGATAACGCACCGCTGCGACCGCTGCATGCTCACGTTTGAGCCGTTGGCGCTGCCCAAGCGCGAAGATCGCTTACGCATCTTCTCGCCAGTTCTTGATGGCGAAATGGACCTGTGCGGCGACTGCTTGGCTGATCTTGATGCGTGGGTTCGTTTCCCGCTGGAAGACGACAGCGACGCAATCGACTCAACTACGGGGCAACCAGCATGAGCCTCGACACAGAACGCTTTGAGCACGAGGCCACCGAACTCAATGAGCTTGGCCGTCTCGAATTAGCCGATGAGCTTGAAACCATCGAGCGCGCCAAGGCCGATCTTCTCAACGAGATCGACGTGGTTGTCTCCCGCATCCGCGCCGCTGGCTCTCGCTACTTCAACCGTTGGGATCGCGCCAAGCGCGCTCAATGCCTGACCATTGATGAAGTCATCTCTGACTTCCGCGCCAACGTGGAAGCGAGCTTTGACGATCTGGTTGACGCCGACGAACTGCGCCGCGTGCGCGCCCTTGCTGATGGAGGTTCCGATGACTGAGCGTAGCATTCTCATGTCCGATCTTGAGCGCCAGTGGCTTGAACACTGCCACGCCGAAGAAATGCGCAAGGTGACTTGGCGCAACGCTAACGCGCCGCACAACCATCCTGATCGCATCGCTGCTCGCGCGTCTGACAACGCGAAGGCCATGATGCGCTTGCTTGAAGCGCGTGCAGCATGAGAACCACCGACTATCTGTCCGAACGCGAGCGCCAAGACATCCGCGACTCGGGCCGAGGCCACCTGATTGACGGAAGCCCTCGCCCATTCCCGAACGATGACGACTACTGGCGGCGTGTGGATGAAGCGCGCGAGCGCGCGAAGGATGAGCCTGCTGAGAAGGAAGTAGACGACCAATGACCGCATTCGACAGAGAGCGCCGCCGTGTCGAGCGCCTACTTGCCGAGGGTCAGATGACCAAGCGCGAAGCAGAGCGCCGCATGAACGCGATCAACCGCGCGGAGCGCCGTCTTGAAGTGTTCGAGGAGCGCACGGCTCAACGTGAGCGCCATCTCGCAACGGCCCGCCTCCGCTATCGCCTCAAAGCATCTCAGGAGATTTTCTGGTGCTGACAGAAAATGACATCGCCGTGGCCTTCGTGCTGGCGCCCGTTCTCGCGCTTGGCCTGCTTCTCTGCATGTGCCTGCTTCTTATCGTTGCAGAGCAAGCAACAGAATCCCGCCGTATGCGGGAAGAGAAAGCCCGCCGCGAAGCTGAACTCGCAGGCTTGAAGGCTTCTTACACTGATCCAAAGAGGGAGATCGTGGTTTGAGCGCGAGCACGCATAAGCGCCGCGCCGCCAAGCATGGTCGAGCCGTCGAGAACTTCTCCGACGCGGAGATTTTCGAGCGTGACGGCTGGGTCTGCAAGTGCGGCTGCGGCGTTGCGTGCGATCGGTCGAAGGTTGTCCCGCATCCTGACGCGCCGAGCTTGGGCCACATCATCGCCCTCGCCTGCGGCGGCGATCACGTTCGCTCTAACGTCCAGTGCGAACGCTGGGGCTGCAACAAGCGCAAGAACAACGAGGAAGACACGCCTCGCGCATCGAAGATCAAGCGCCAGCGTCGAGACACAGGCCAGCAAGCGCGCCGAGACAGGCGCAAAGCAGAAGGCCTTCCGGCCCTTATCCAAGGGAAGACGAAGATCGAGAGCAAGGGTTTCGACCGCTCTCTGAAAAAGAAGATGAATGGCGAGGTTATTAGACGTGGCTGATACTGGACAAGAGATTGTGCGCAAGGCGCCGGTGAGCGTGGGCGGCAAGGTCGGGGCGCTGATCCCGCAGAGCTTCGATGAAGCCTATCGGCTCGCGCAAGTGCTGGCCGCGTCGGGCATGACGCCGAAGGACATCAATACGCCAGAGAAAGTCATGGTCGCGATCATGGCCGGGGCTGAAATCGGCATGGCGCCGTTTCAAGCGCTGCAGAGCTTTGCCATCATCAACGGTCGCCCGAAGCTTTGGGGCGATGGGATGATGGGTGTGGTTCGCGCGCGCGGCGTGAAGGTGAAGGAATATTTTTCCGGCGACGGCGACGCAATGATTGCTTGGTGCGAGGTCACGCGGCCCGACACTGGCGAACAGACTGTGCGGTCGTTCTCAGTCTCAGATGCGAAGACCGCTGGCCTCTGGAAGAAGCAAGGCCCTTGGACAACCTACCCGCCACGCATGCTTCAGATGCGCGCCCGTGCTTGGGCCCTGCGTGACGGCTGCGCCGACATGCTGGGCGGCATCCAAATGGCCGAGGAAGCCCAAGACGTTGAGGTCATCGCCAACGAGCCAATCCCCTTCATCAAGGGCGCCGAGAAAGACGCGCTTGTTGAAGACTGGAACGCTCGCATGCGCGCCTGCACCGATCTGGACGACATCACGCACATCATGGCCGAGGCCGAGGAAAAGCGCGGCCTGCTTTCTGCCAACACTTGGGATGGGCTTGAGCACGTCGCCGCTCAAGAGAGCGAGCGCATCGCCGCCGGCGTCGCACCGAAAGCGCCAGAGCCCTCCCCGTTTGAAGAGATCAAGGCGCAAGGCCTGGCGTGCATGGAGGCCGCGAGCCTTGCTGAAGCGCAAGCGGCCTTTGCGAAGTTTCTGAGCCGCGCCAACGCGCGCACCAATCTCATGCGCTGCAATCCTTCTGAGCGCGACGAGATCAAGACGCTCAAGAAAACCATCAAGGCGGGCATTGATGCTCGCTTCTCGAATCCCGCTGGTCATCAACCGCCAGCAGGAGAAGGCGCGTCGGCTCCTCTTCTTAGTCTCAACACCACTGTAGGGGGCTGCAGTGGAAGTCGATCTGGCGCGCCTTCAATAATTCAAGGGAGCAAAGAATGAGCGAACTCTTCGAGGCGGTCCCAGAGTATCCCGATCACTGCTCGCGCGCTGGCGCGTTGGCCCTGAAGATCCGCATAGAGGCTTACTGGCGAGAGCGCGGGCATATCGTTCACATCACGTTGCGCGAAGCTGGCTTTCACGCGGCGATCCGTGCGAACCGCTATGACATCCGCAGCGATTTATTTAACGGCCAGCCAATGCCTGCATCCGTGAAGCGCAGAGAGGCAGCATGAGCGCCGGCGAACTTACGATGGCTTTTCTAGCTGCTGACGCAAAGCGCAGAGCCACCGCGGCAATCCGCGAGAAAGCCCACGAGCAGCTTGAGATTTGCGCTCGCGCTTTTTTAGACGGAGACGATGACATCGCAGAAGCCGCTGCAGAGCGCTTTCTTGAGCGGGTCAAGTTTCTTCGCGCGTCAGTCTAGAGGTAACAATGTTCAAAGCCACCACCACCGCGCTCGCCGTCGCGCTCCTGTCCTACGTTCCGCAGGCCTCAGCGCAATCTTACACGACCGTCCAATATCTCTACGGCAAATGCTCCATGATGGCGGCAGTTGACGGCGGCTATGCCAGCGAAGTTGAGTCAATGGGCGCTGCTCAGTGTTTGGGTTATGTGCGCGGCGCGATGGACGCCTATCAAGTGCAGCAATGGGTGCGCAATGAGGAGCTATTTTGTCCCGGCATAAACCTCACCGCAGGGCAGATCGCCGAGTTGTTCATGGCGTGGGCGCGCAGCCGCCCCCGTGAATGGAATCGCGGAGCTGCCGAAGGGATCGCTCTAGCCTTGGCCGAGGTGTGCGTGTGATCGAAAGCAAGATCCAAGGGGGGCGTTGAATGAAAGACGTGATCGACCCGGTTGAGGCTCTGCGGAAGTGCCGCGATACGTTCATGCACTACGCGGAGTTACAGCGGGGCTAACCCTTCCTCTTCTGAGGCTTCACGGGAAACCAAATAGAGATTTGAGATGAACGCAGCGCTCCTCCCAGTTAGCGAGGCCTTGGTTGACTCCATGGCCGCAGACATAGCCGATGTGGCTCAGCGCATGCGTGATCTGAAGCCAGAGGCTGACGCTCGCTTTGAAGCAAGGCTCGCAAGCAAGCGCCCACTTTGGCCGAAGGAAGTGGCGCTTGTCTTGAACAAGACCGAGACCAATGTCCGCGAGATGGCGCGCGCTGGTCGCTTTGAGGTGACGTGGCTGAGTCCGCGCACCTTCCTAGCGCCCTACCCCGGCGTGTGGCGCGCAGCGACCGGACTGCAGCGCTATCACGGCCTCATGCACCCAGACGACGAAGTAATCGAGCTGCCAAGTCGCCCCTATGAGCGACCGTCGGGGCCTCGCGACTTCGGCGGCTGTGTTTACTACATTCGCGCAGTCACCACAGGCTTCATCAAGATCGGCATCGCGATCGATTTCCGTAATCGCTTTCGTGGGCTTTGCAGCGCTTCGCCAGATAAGTTGGTTGTGCTTGCCGTGGTTGAAGGTCAATACCGCGACGAAGAACAAGCGCTCCACAAGAAGTTTGCCAAAGAGCGATCACACGGCGAGTGGTTTCATCCCAGCAAGCGCTTGATGAAACATATCCGCGCAATTCAGCTTCAAACAGACAGCCCAGTTGTTCGCTCGCAATGGGAAGTGGCTGAGTGAGTGATTGGCCCATCACCGACAAGGAGGCGGCGCTGCGCTTGCATCAGAGCTTGCGTGCGTTCCGCGCTTTCCTCGATGAGCGCGAAGGCTTGTGCAACGTCATGCCTGGCCGAAAGATCAGGCGTCGAACGATCAGCCGCATCCAATTTGAACGGATTGAAGAAGCCCTCGCAGCCAAGCCAGTGAAGCGCAAATGTCCCAAGAAAAGCTCCGCCTCCGCCTCTACAAACACCCCCGTTCGGGGATCTGGCAAATCCGCGGCACCTACCTTGGAAGAAACTTGGATGAGAGCGCAGGAACTCGTAATGAGCGAGACGCGGAAGGCATCCTCGAACGGCGCAAGCGGGACATCTACGAAGAGGTAGTCCTAAACAAGCCGCGGCCTCGCAGCTTCGCTGAGGCGATGATTGGCTATGTGAAGGCTGGCGGAGAGAAAACCTTTCTAGCGAAGATCAACGCGGCGGAAATCAAGGTCGATGGTGCGAAGCGCATCTTCGGACAAATGCTGCTCACCGAGATTGATCAGAGCGTGATCGATGACCTCGCCGCTGCAATTTATCCCAACGCCAAAGACGCGACTAGAAATCGCCAGCTCTACACGCCGGTGTCCGCCGTTCTTCAATACGCCGCCGATCAGACATCGTGGGGCTTTACGAAGGGCCGCATTCGCAGGCCCCCTACTCCGCTCGGCCGCGTTGACTGGCGCACACCGAAAGAGATTCAGTGGTGGCTCGATAACGCAGGGCCGGAGAAAGCAATCATCACCGGCTATGTCGGCACAGGCGCGCGCGCAGGCGAGCTTATCAAACTTGATTGGCCGCAAGTCTCTCCGGCCAATCATCGCTTCACGCTTTGGGAAGGCGACACGAAAGCAGGACGCGCGCGCGGCATTGATGTGCAAACGCGCGTGCGTGGACTCTTGCCGCAAAGGCCAGCGGACGGACTAGGCCCCGTTTACCTCAACGGTCGCGGTGAGCGCTGGACAGTTGGCGCCGTGCAGAAGGCGCTCGATCGCATCACCGTGCGCGCCGTGCGCGAGCGCGCAAACAACGACGAGAGTGAGCGCATCGCTGAGCTAGTGCATCGCGCCGGCAGCGCGAAGTTTGATCACGACGCGCGCAACGAAGCACGCAAGCAAGTGTGGGCGATCTACGAAGCGATTGCAGAGCGCGAGCGCGTGGCGTGGATTCACCCTCACGTCTTCCGCCACACTTGGGCGACGTGGACTTACGCAGTCACGCGCGATCTCGCATGGCTCATGGATCAAGGCGGCTGGGCAAAGCCCGCAATGGCGATGCGCTACACGCACGTTGGCTCGGCCGACTTGGCCGATGAGGTTCTGTCCTACGGCTGGGAGATGCGCCCCGGCCTCAACGCGCGCCCGCTCTCCCTCCCCGGCCCCGCGCCCGAAAAATCGGACGTAGCATGAGCCGTAAGATCGCTTCCGCACGTCGTTGCACAAGCGGTTCACCGGAGCGCGTCCGGTGTGGAATCCGTGTGATAGGCCAAAGTATCAATTTTGGCCGCGCCTTTTTGCGCGCCTGCGATGCCGCTCAACGCCTTGTCTTTATTCAGCTTTCTGGCGGAGACGCAGGGATTCGAACCCTGGATACCCGGTTAAGGTATGCTCCCTTAGCAAGGGCCGGTAGCTGCGCCAGCTACAACCCGCTACAACCGCACACAAGCCATTGGCGTGGCGAGATTTTATCTCGCCAAAACGCCACGAGAGCGCGCTCAAAACTTGTCAGAACTGATCGGAACCGCGCGAGAACGCGCCGCTCTTGCTGTGTGAAAGCCGTGGGATTTGTTCGGGACGCGTTTCCGCCCCGTTCCCCGGTGTTGGAACCCTTTTTACTTCTGAAGACGGAATGGAGATTGCTGATGAGGGTTGCAGACGATCAGTGTTGCGCGTGCGCTTGTTTCGCGCCGGTGGACGAAGAATACGGCCTGTGTTTGCGCCATGCGCCCCGCCCCCATCTCGTCACAGAGGATGAGCGCGATATGGTCGGCGTCACTCTGTTCGCAGAGTGGCCGATGGTCGATCGGCAATCCGGCTGTTGGGAGTGGCAGCCTCGCGCCGAAGACAGAGAATAGAAAAAGGGCCGCCCTTTTGGAGCGGCCCTTAAGTCGGGGAGGAAAGAATCCAGAGACGGGAGCACCGCGGAACGGCGGCTTTCGAGGCTGTTTACGGACGCTTCAACGGATCAGGCGAGGCTCAGGGTCGCGACCCTCTCGCCTTCTTTTCCTCCGCGCCTCGCACCCTCTGCTAGTTAGCGCTAACGTGTCCGCCCTGCCTGAGCTGGGCCGCGGTGCGCCGGTCTCTAGTTCACGGCGCTAGAGTCCTCTGCAGCGAGTTAAGCAGGTCTTAATTCGCTGCTCTCAGGTTCAGCGGATGACTGAAACCATCGGCCTTCTCATCGTGCTTTTTGCGGGCTTGTTCATGTTCTTTGCGGCTTCGGTCAATCCGAAGAACATCATGCGCACGCTGTTTCCACGCGTTGCGTTCGCCATGCTTGGGCTTGGCGGTGTCGTCATCGCTTTGGCAAATCTGGCGGGGATCGTGTGACAGCCCGCCGGCGAAACTGGCTTCTAAAGTCCGCGCTCGTCGTTATGAGCGTGGCGCTGGCGCTGTTCGGCGTCTTGGGCTGGGCCGATAAGGCGCGGGCCTTGGAAGCGCTTGCCTCGCGCGACTGGGCCGATCTTGACGCGATCTGGCCTCTCTACGCCGTCGCCGCGATCGGCTGCATCGCAGCCCAGATCATTGCGGCCTGTGCGGCTGTGAACTTCGCCTGGCTCGACGGCGCAAGCCGCGTCTGGCGCGGGCTCGCTATCGCCTTCTATGGGGTCTGCGTTGTGTTCGCCGCGGTCTCGGCCGACATGGGCGCGCAAGCTGTGCTCGCATCGGGCCAGCGCGCGGCCTATGAGGCTCGAGAGAATGAGCGTGCCGCGCTGCTCGAGGAGATCGCCACCCTATCTCGAGCCATTGAAGCCGAGCGGGCAAAGCTCCCGGCTGACACCGCCAACGTCCCGACAAGCCGCCAGCAAGCGGCGCTCGAATTGTTCAACGCCGCGACCGCTGCGGCACGCGTTCGCCTGCCAGAGGCGCAACGCCAATTGAGCGAGAGCCCGCCACTGGCGCGCGATCCTCACCACCACTGGACATTGGCGCTCGCTGTGTTCGCGATCTTCTTGGCATGGGCGATCCTTGAGCCTTGGGGCTACGCTTTGGCGGAGCGCGGACGCGAAATGGCGACGCCAGTGGCACGCGCCACTCCCGCCAATGACAGCGCCACTCTGAGCGCCACTAGCGCGAAAGTCCATTGGCTCAATAGGTTAGCAGCACTTCTGACGCTTGGCCTGCTCTCTCAGTTTGGCGCGCCAGTGGCGGCCGCCGAAACGGCAGTGGCGACAGTGGCGCCGCCCGCGCCAACGCCAGAACCAGCGCCACTCGCTCAGTGGCAAGACGCCAAATCAGTGGCGTTCTCTATGCGCGGGCGCTTCGAGGTGCCTGAGATTGCCGAGAAGGTCGGACGCCACCAATCGACGGTCTACAAGTGGTTCCGCGAACGCGACAAACAGAACGCGAAGAAAGCCGCCTAGCCGTCACTCTAGACGGCGGAGGGCGGGTCAAGCCGCTTCACTCTTGGCAGCCTCAATCCGCACTTCCCAAAGTGTGGCCAAGCCAACGCCCGTTTTGACTTTTTGAAGTCGCCCAGCTCGCTCAAGAGCGATGCACGCTGAAAGCGTTGCATCTCGGCGCGCTCCTACGAGGCTAGCGAGAGCCCCAGTGTCCAGCGGGCCATGCTCCGCTAGGCACCCGAGGATCATCCAGCGCCGACGCTGAGATGGAGCTCTCCTTGGTCGCGGCTTCGCTGAGCGCTTTATTGAGACGCGCCGTGGGAGCCCTGTAATGTCTGACCATGCACGGCCAGACGCAACATTGACTACAAAGTGATACTTGAAGCCGGTCTCCGCTACGATTTCCAGACTCGTGCGGCCAGCACGGTGCAACTCAGCGACCTTAAGGGCGTCAGCATTTGAGTGCTTCGCGGTCGTAACCGCGTCACCTTTAGGAGTGGCGCGTTGGTGTCGCCCCTTGGCCACCATGTCGCGCATGTTGTCGGCGTGCGTGCCTGCCGTCAGGTGATCGGGGTTGACGCATCGTCTAACGTCGCACGAGTGCAGAATGTGCTGATCGCCCGGATCACCTTTGGCCAAAGCGTATGCAAGGCGGTGAGTAGAGATGGTGGCCCGGCGAAAGCGCGCGCCACCAGGCATAGGGATCGTCAGCGAAATCGTCCCGTAGTCGCCTGTGGCAGTGCCGCCAGTCCAAAGCCAACAGCCTCCGGGGCCGTTTTTGTCGGTACTCTTGTGGAGCCGCGCAGTCGTTCGGCGGCGAAACAAATCATCACTCAGCAGCCGCGCGATCACCTGAGATCGCATCGTGTGTTTTGTGTCAGTCATCTTGCCTTGCTGCGTCGTTGTGTGCGTCGATCACAGCTATAACACTATTTGAGCGAGCCCGCTCGCAGCGCGCCTCGGCAATTGCAGCAGCCCCGAACTGAAGCGCCACCGATGGAGTGACAGGATCAGCCGGCTGCGCCGTTTCCGGGCAAGGGCGTCTCAGATCCTCACTCACAGGAATCGGCGCGAGTTCCGTCCGCACGCGGGACGCACATGCGGTCAAGGGAATTACGAAAAGCAGCCACAAGCTCAGGGTCAATGGGAGCTTCATCATCGGGTGCTGCAGCGGCGATTTCATCTCGGCCTCGTTGGGCTAGGTTTTGGAGTTGCTGGCGCATCAGCGCGAGATCGCGGTCGATCGCGGCGATGTCTTGATCGCGATCGTTGATGGTCTCTTGGGTTTCGACCTCTGCCTCAGCCATGTCGCGCTCGAGCCGCAGGCGATCGGGGCTTGAGCCGAACGGGTTGAGGTCGCACCCGCGCAAGAGCCCGAACACAAACAGGAACGCCGCCACGATCAGCAGCGCGGCCTTGTATTTCCAGAACCATCCCAGCACCGAAGTGATCGAAGGCAGGCGAATAGGATTGTTAGGGGGAGTTTGGACGGGCGCGCTCTGGTCCATATGTGACCCGCTATCCGCGCTAGCGGTCCCTACATGACCCGTTACGGGAGCCGCCGGCGCAGCACGTTTCCGCGCCACGCCGACAACCGCGCCCCATGCGGCCCGCCAAAGCGGACGCGCCCACGAACGGATCTTGTTGGAGATATCGAAGAAGCCGTCAGCGATGACGTAGGCGACAAGCAGCCCGATCAGGATGGCCCACAAACCGAGACCCCACTTCAACGCGAGCGCAGAGCGGTAAGCTCCGCGGTGCGAAGGCCTGCAAGGCCACCGGCCAAGCCCGTCAGAATGAGAAGGCTGATCTCATCAAGACGAAGCTCTGGCGCTGCCCAAAGGAAATGACGCGAGAGGCCGAGGATGCAGATGATGCCGAGAGCTGGGCGAAACGCCTGGCGCGCGAACTCCATGAGCCAGTCATAGCCGGGGCCAAGCGTCGGCCGATTAGGCGATAGCCCTTGACCGTGATCGATCACATGAGCGGGACGCGGGCCTTCATCATCTATCGCGTGAGACATGAAGACTACCATTCCAGTTTCATGTGGAATGGGGCTTGCGCGGGTTACGTGCGCGTCAGCGTCACGGCTTCGATCAGAACACTGCCAGCGTTGTTGCGAATATCAAAAGTCGTGGTTTGACTAACGACTGCGATGGTTGAGCGCACGGCCAACGTGTCGCCATTGGTCATCGCGAGCGTCAGGCCTTCGGTGATAGTCGTAAAAGCTCCGCCGTTCTTGCTGTACTGCACCGAAACCGTAACGCCGGCGATGTTGTTGAACAGCAGCGTTCCTGTGCCTTCGATTGTGCGCGTCGAAGACGTAACCGGCGAGGATGCCGATGACGTTGTAAATAGCCCTGTGAAACGGAGCGGTCGGGCGCCAGCCGCGGCCATAGCCCCGGCCGTCAGAAGCGGGATCATTGCTCGGTTCGCTTCGCAATCTCCGCAGCCAGCGCCGCGACTGCTTGCTCGCGCTGTTCACGCTCGCCATTTGCTTCATTGAGAGCCGCGTCGCGCTCACCAATTGCTTGGTCGCGCGCGGCGTTGGCCTCAGCGATCAGGCCGGAGTTTTGCGCCGCAGCGACCGCATAAAATGCCAAGCGCTCCTCAGCCGTGATGTCCACGTCGCGCGGCGCGCCTTCGCCAGCGAAATGGACGCTCTTATACTCGCGCTTGATCGTCGGCGGGTTTACGCCGTCATCTTCAAAGATGATCTGAATGTACTTAAGGCGGTCAGGCATCGTTCGATCCACTGATTGAAGGGAAAAGCTCGACGGAGAGCAGGATAGCGTCGGCGCTGAAGGTGTCGCTGCCATTGTCGGCGTCGCGGTAAACGCGGACCCAAAGCGTGTCCGCTTCAGCGGGCGATCCGGCGGCAGTGATGGCGCTCGTTTCCGCCGTCACCATCATGTCGCCGGTCGCGGTGAGCGTGTCGGTCACGGTTTGAGCCGTTCCCCAAGCCGTGTCGATCGCATCATCATCGCCAACGCAGAGCGCTTGAACGCCCC